TGCTGTATTAGAGTCGACTGGAGAATTATTCAACGATCTATTGAAATAAGTTTATTTTTACTCTATAAAAAAGATATATGCCTAAATTAGTAAATATAACAGATGAAGATAAGGAACTTGTCAGGAAACTGTCAGGATTGGGGATCACTCACAATCAAATATGCTCAATCATCAACATCACTAAACCAACCCTATATAAATACTATCAAACACAACTTGATCTGGGAAAAGCACAGGCAAATACAAAGGTTGCAGAGAATTTGTTTCGTATGGCAACAGGCACAGGCAGAGAGGCAGTTACAAGCGCCATATTTTGGCTGAAAACACAGGCAGGTTGGCGTGAGACAGATGTCATTGAGATTCACAACATAGAAGAGGAAAATGCAAAATTCAGAAAGCTTGTCGGAGATATTCGCTCACTTAGACTCCAAAAGGCAGAAGTCGACGACTCTTCTAGCTGATTGGTATAGGAAGGCTAGGGATTCACAGCTCGTAGACGATTCCCCGGACAAAAATATCCATTTGTTTTTAGCAGGACGAGGATGGGGAAAGACACTCACAGGAAGTTGGGACATAATACAATATTGCCTCTTAAACGATAATGTGATGTGTGGTGTGATCGCACCGACTTATTCTGATTTAAAAAGGGTAGTATTCTCAGGTGATTCAGGGATCATGAATATTATTGATAAGGATCTATTGAGTGGCGAGGGTTATAATAAATCTTATAATGAGATCAATTTCTATAATGGATCTAAAATATTAGGATTCCCTGCTATCGAGCCAGATCGTTTAAGAGGGGTGCAATTCCACAGGGCTTGGTGTGATGAATTGGCATCATGGAGATATAGAGAAACCTTTGATAACCTAATGATGGCACTCAGATTGGGGCAAGATCCGAAGTGTATTATCACAACAACTCCAAGACCAACTAAATTAATTAAAGAATTAGCCAAGCGAAAAGATACCAAGATGATCAGGGGAACAACCTTTGAGAACATTGACAATCTTGCCAAGTCATCAATTGAAATGCTTAGGGAAAGATATCATGGCACAAGGATTGGACGTCAGGAATTATACGCAGAGATCCTCGAAGACGTGGAAGGTGCTTTGTTTGATGCAGATATGATCGAAACCAATAGGGTGGACGAGCCTCCTGAAATGCAAAGAATCGTTGTAGCTATTGATCCTGCAGTCACATCTAATCAGAACTCTGATGAAACAGGAATCATTGTTGCAGGTCGTGGAATGGACGATCACTTCTATATTCTTAACGATTCAAGCCAGATCAGTAGTCCAGATATATGGATTTCTAAGGTTTTAAGTTTGTATCATCAGTTTGACGCTGATAGAATAATTGCAGAGGTCAATAATGGTGGTGATCTCATAGAGAGATTATTAAGAACTAAAGAGACAAATGCATCCTATTCAAGTGTCAGGGCAACGAGAGGTAAGGTTGTGAGAGCCGAGCCTATATCAGCGCTATATGAACAGAACAAAGTTCATCACGTTGGCTTTCATAAGGACTTAGAAGATCAAATGTGTCAATTCACAGGAAATAATGTACAATCTCATGATGACCGGGTAGATGCTCTTGTATGGGCTTTGACATCATTGCAAAGTTCAGGAAAGGCAATATTTAAAATTAGCTGAGGTATATTTTGGGTATATTAGACAAATTTTTTAAAAAACAAGAGCCAACACAAAGAAAAGAAGCGCCAAGAATCGTACTGAATAAACTTGATGCATATGCAAGTAAGACAAATCGTAAATATAAAGATTATGCTAAAGAAGGGTATCAAGAGAATGCGATCGTTCACAGGTGTGTGCAATTAATATCTAATTGCGCCTCAGCAGTTAAGATTGATGTATTCAGTGGAGATATAAAACTAGACAACCACGAATTAATATCCTTATTGAAAAGACCAAACCCATCTCAATCTGGGATTGAATTTTTTTCATCACTGTATTCGTATTTAATGATATCAGGAAACTCTTATATACTAAGAGATACTGATGCGCTAAGACCACCAAGAGAATTATATCTGTTGAGACCAGATCGTATGCAGGTTAAATCAGGATCAACAGTTATCCCATCAAGTTATGAATATGTGATCGATGGTGTGACTGTGAACACATATCCTGTGGATCAGACAAACGCAATGTCCCAAATCAAGCACATCAAACTTTGGAATCCGATTGATGATTATTATGGACTGTCACCAATTATGGCATCAGCCTACAATATTGATCAGCATAATTTGGCAGGATTGCACAACGTTGCTCTCCTTAAAAATGGTGCGACTCCATCTGGATATCTTAAATTTCAACCCACAGATGAAACAGGATTATCTACACAATTGACTGATGATCAACGTGCAAGACTGTTAGAGGATCTAGAGTTCAGATTTCAAGGCACTCACAATTCAGGCAGACCAATGTTACTCGAGGGTAACTTTGAATATAAACAACTAGGATTATCACCAAAAGATATGGACTTCTTAGAACTCCTTAACTTATCAGCAAGGGAAATAGCGCTGTGTTTCGGAGTTCCTGCACAAATGATTGGAATACCAGAGGCGAACACTTACTCTAATATGGAGACAGCAAAGCTTGGATTATATGAAGAGACTATAATTCCACTTCTAAAAAGGGTCGAATCGGATCTCAACGAATATCTAGCACCCCTTTATAGTGGAGATATAAGAATCCAATATGATCTGGATTCAATTCCTGCTATGGCAGAAAAAAGAAAACAAATTTATGAGAATGTTACAAAGGGAGTTCAGGCAGGTATCATCACTCGCAACGAAGCAAGGGAAAGATTAGGTCTTGAGGAAATATCAGGTGGTGACGAGTTATATATTCCATCTAACTTATTTCCAATTGGTGAAACAATGGACTCAGACGAGGATAATGAAAAACCTGTCGATCCAGATGATGCTCAAAAAGATTTTGAAATGATGTATGGAACGAAAGCACAGGTTGGTTTCGATACCTACACAACAGAAGAAGAGGCAATTGATCGAGCAGAGGAGATAGGATGTGTGGGAACGCATATTCACGATAAAGATGGACAGACTGTTTATATGCCTTGCAAAACACACGCAGAATACGAGAGCGCATTGCAGGATCAAAAAGCTTTAGATGATTTAGATTTAGTGCCTAACGATTCAATGGTGACAGAGGCAAAGCGTGGACTAGATTGGAGGAAAGAATTTAATCGTGGTGGAACACAAATTGGGGTGACAAGAGCGAATCAAATAGTTAATAAAACTAGATTATCACCCAATACAGTTTTAAGAATGTACTCGTTTTTCTCAAGGCATGAAGTAGATAAGCAAGGACAAGGATTTGATCGTGGCGAGAAAGGATACCCTTCTGCAGGTAGAATCGCATGGTCATTATGGGGTGGTGATGCAGGATTTTCGTGGAGCAAAACAAAACGAAACCAGATCATGAGAGAAGAAGAGAAAGCAGAATCAGTTTCAGGCGTTTCAGGATCAACTCTGAAAGGTTTGCAAGAAAAAGTAAAAGATCACAATGACAAGCATGGAGATAAAAAAGGTAAAAGGGTAACTGTCAGTATGTTAGCTAAAGTATTCAAAAGAGGCATTGGCGCATATCGTAACAACCCATCTTCAGTCAGACCGAGTGTGAGAGCATCAGGTGGTGAGGATCGTTGGGCTTTTGCGAGAGTTAATACATTTTTGAGTGCAGTTCGTACAGGCAGATTCAGTGGAGGTAAATTTGATTTAGATTTACTCCCAAAGGATCACCCCTTATCTTCTAAAGATTAAGGAGGCAATATGCCAAGTAGTAACCGATCGTCCATATCATTGGCAACAGCTCACGACATAGTCAGAGCGTGGAATCTACCTAATATGAAAAGGCAGAAAGATGTCTTTGAATATTTAGGATTATCAACTGACAGTGGAACGATGTCATTTTATAGGCAACAAGCAGAAGAACTAACAGGTATTCAATTACTTCCTCACGATAATAAATCAAATCAAATTGTAAGGATAGAAAGAGCAAATCTGCCACCGCTCACAAATAAAGTTGATATTACAAATCACCCTTATTGTATGCTCGTGTTTTCAGATGCACACTTCGAGGGGCATGAAACAGTGTCGTTTAAGATTATGTGTGAGGTGCTGAAAGATTTACTTAAAACAAGACAACTGAAATGTGTCGTAGCGAATGGTGATATTATGGATCTGTCGATATTGTCATCCTTTGCAAAATTTCACACAGAGATAAGACCAAAGGAAAGAACTGTGCAGAAAGAAATACTAGACTCTCAAGCCCAGATCAACAGGATTCAAAAGATAATTGATAGAGCAAAGTACCCGGTCAAGCAATTAGCGACGTTTGGCAATCACGAAACCAGATTATCGAAAATCGCAATGTCATGGGGAAGAGCCTTTGAAGATTTAGAAGCCTTTAAAATATCTAGTTTATTTCCTGACTGGGATTGGGCTATGTCCCACTTGGTAGATGATACTGTTATCATCAAGCACAGAATGAGAGGTGGCGTTCACACTGCATATCAAAACTCTATGAGAGCAGGTATAAATATTGTGACAGGGCATACACATCAATTGAACTCGAGAACATTCAACACTTATTCAACCACATCTATGTCTATTCAAACAGGTCATTTATCAGAGCAGTATCATCCTTACCTTGAAGATAATGTAGCGAACGATTGGAATAATGGGTTTGCAGTTATCACTGTCGATCCAGAGGAAAAGACTGTTCATCCAGAACTCGTCCAAGTAAATAATCTGTATCGATCTGCATATTTCAGAGGTAAGAAATACACTGTATGAGAATAGATGACGTGGCAAAGAAATATCCAATGGTGATGATAGATTGGCAGGATCATACTGCTGAGGGATCATGGATCGAGAATATCAAAGACTGTGATTATGAGATTGCCAGATCAATAGGATGGCTTATTGATGAAGATGACAACACATATAAAATAGCAAATGCCTTAACAAGAGATTCAGGAGTTGGTGGAGTTAGTGTTATACTGAAGTCATGTGTACTTGAATATTGGGAATTTTATGAAGATTAAACAAAGAGCAAATGAAAAAAGCAGAGAAGGAACATTTAAGAAAAGTAGCTGAATTAGGATGTATTATTTGTAATAAGATGGGCTACCCAGATTCACCTGCTGAGATACATCATATTAAGAAAGGCATAATGAGTAAGCGATCAACTCATTTTGAGACTATACCTTTGTGTCCACATCATCATAGAACCTCAAATGATGCATATCACTTTAATTCAAAAACATTCACAGAAAAATGGGGAACACAAGAGCAATTATTAAATGAAACTAATATAATGATTTATGGCGAAAATAAGGTTAGATAGGCGCAAAGACTACAAAGAACAGCTGAGAATGTTTGTCAGCCTAAGCAATGCTGTGCGAATCCAGATCAGACAATTATTTAAGAAATACTCTAATAGAGCCTCAAAAGAATTCACAAGAGATTTAAAAATATCTGATAGTTATTATATAGATTTTTATAACGATCTCTTAGATATACTTATAAAATCCTCCACAAGAATAATTGAGGATGTAGATATAAGATTAAAACGAACAAGGATGGTGAAGCAGAACGAGGAGATTGATCCGATTGTAAGCGCATATATAAGTCAATTTACTGCCAATAATGTAGGGAATATCACAGAGACCACACGAAAATATATTAAAAAAGAGATAGAGTTGGGTATAGAAGCAGGTTTGGAAATAGGAACTATCGCAAGTAATATTCGTAAATCCACTGCATTCAAGCCTACCAGATCAACGATGATCGCAAGAACAGAATCACATCAGGCTATGAATTATGGCAGTTTACAAATTGCTAAAAAAATGGGATTGAAGAAACCAATTAAGGAGTGGGCTAGTGCAATTGATGATAGAACTAGATCATGGCATAGAGTTTTAAATGGAACTCGTGTTGACGCTGATAAAGATTTTATTATAAACACTCCTGTTAAAGGTGGTGGAATTATAGAGAAACCAATGGCTTATCCAAGTGATCCGAGAGGTGGTGCAAGTAATGTGATCAATTGCAGATGTTTCGTTTTATATTATGACTCAGATGATTTAGTTGATTGATATTGTATTAACACATCTTTTATTGTTAGAATACAAATAATTATTGACAGGTTATTTTTATTATGGCAATTGAAACAATTAACGAAGAGGAATTAATGGACACAAACACTTTGGATCTGTCATGCGAGTTCAAACGCATAGATACAGATGAAGATGGATCATTCGAGGGATATGGAAGCGTTTTCAATAATAAAGATTTAGGAAACGATGTGATTAGGAAAGGATCATTTTCCCGGACGATCGCTGAGAAGAAACCTAACCAGATCAAATTATTATATCAACACAAAACTGATGAGCCTATCGGTGTGATAGATGCCATAGAAGAAGATAGTAAAGGTTTAAAAATAAAAGGTCGCCTAGCAATGGGGACACAAAAAGGCAGAGAAGTATATGAGCTCATGAAGATGGGTGCATTAGATTCAATGTCAATCGGTTATCGTTTAGCGCCAGATGGATATAAATATGATGATAAAAACAAAAGGCGTGTAATCAAAGAGGTTGATCTCATGGAAATATCTATGGTCACCTTTCCAATGAATCCAAAAGCTAAAGTTACTAAAGTAAAACGTAGCGACTTTGATGAAATGGACGTGAGAGAAAAAGAAAACTATCTATGTGAAGTAGGTGGGATGTCTAATTCCCTTGCAAAACACAGTGCGAGTATACTGCATAAATCTTTTAATAAAGAGCAATGTGATGTTGTCGATAGTATTAAGCATTTAATTAACATACTTAAATAGAGGACAAAAAATGTCAGAAGAAGTGAAAGAAGTCTTGGACAGTCTTGGATCTACATTTGAAGAGTTTAAATCTGAAAATGATAAAAGACTAAAAGAGATCGAAAGCAAAGGTCATGCTGATCCTATCCTTCAAGAAAAAGTTGATAAAATGTCAGAGGATGTTGCTAGTTTATGTGAAGCTAGACAGTCTATCGAAATTCAACAAAAAAACCTTGAAGATGCAACAGCAAAAATAGAAAAATTAGAAACAGTTATTAACAGACCTGAATCAGGTGGATCTAAAGAAGTAGATTACCAAAAACAAGTGTTTGATAAATGGCTAAGAAAAGGTGAAGTAGATCCTGAAGAGAGAAAGGCTTTATATGAGTCAGATGATACTCTTGGTGGATTTTATGCGCCTACTGAGTACGTGGCAGATCTTATTAAGACTGTGACAGAAATATCTCCTATTCGTTCAATTGCGAGAGTAAGACAAACAGATAAGAGAGGGATTGAGATTCCAAAAAGAACTGGTCAGTTCTCTGCATCATTTGTTGCAGAACAAGGTACCAGATCAGAAACAACAGGGTACACAACAGGCATGATGTCAATTGATGCTCATGAATGCTTTGCAGAAGTTCATATCTCACAAGCTATGCTTGAAGATTCTGCGTTTAATTTAGAATCCGAAATGGGTACTGAATTTGCAGAACAATTTGCAAAACTTGAAGGTACTTCTTTTGTTGCAGGTAATGGTGTCGGAAAACCTTTAGGCTTCACTGACAGCAGTGCTGGAGTTGGATCTACTAATTCAGGATCTGGAACGGCTCTAACTGCCAATGGTATATTAGACTTAGTTTATGCTATCAAGTCTGAATATCTAGGTAATGCTCGTTTCGTCATGAACAGAACAACTCTTGCTAAACTTCTACAATTAGAAGATGGTGAAGGTCAAAAAATATTCCACGTAGGTTTAAACCTTGTAAATGGAGCTCCTTCTACAATAGCAGGTCATC